GGTTCACGTCCTGGGGCTGCTCGTCAACGACTGTGCCCAAAACCTTCTGGCACATCTCAGCCGCCTGAGCCATGGCCTCCTGAAACCCGGTAGAAAAGAAGATCTGACTTGCCAGGATATCCGCAACCCCCACCGCAGCCACACAGGCAACATGTGAGATGTTTGCAGCAGTAGCCCCCTTCGTCAAGTGTTCACCCAGGGCATAGAACCATTCCTTCACGACCCGCCGGTTCTCCTCGTCCCGAAGGTTTTCAATATAGGTAGGCCCAGCCCATCCGAAATTTTCGCCGCAGAGCCTATGCATCTCCGCCGCATCCATTTCCGACTCGAAGGGCTTCCCCTCGATCTCCAGGACACGGGAGCTGACACCGGACATGGTCCGATCAGATATGATCGGTTCCTCTCCGGTGGTCAGAAAGACATTGCGCCAGAGCTTTGCAGCTTTCAGGCTGCTGTCCTTGTTCAGCCGTTTTCGGCCTGTTCCCTCACAGAGCTTGTAGACCAGTGCTCCAAGGCTCTTTTCATTCGCCCCGCTGATCTGTCGCTCGTCAATTCCAACAGGCAAATCATTAAAGGCTGCACAATGGGTCTCTATGGCATTGTCGGTCCCGTTGTACGTGACCATAAGTTTATCGGGGTCCCCCCAGACGCTCAGTGCTGCCTTGAGTGCTGCTGTTTTGCCGCCTCGGCTGTCCCCCCAAACGTAAACCACAAAATTTCTGACCTTCAAAATACTCAGCAGCGGCGCAGCGAAGGAGCTTGCCAGGATAAACCGGAACCTCCAGCCCTCCCGGTGCTTCTTCATGGCATCCACCCAGCCCTCTCTTGTGCCGTTCTTGCAGAGGTACGTCATAATCTGTTGATTTTGCGTGTCGAATACCACACCGTCGGCAAAGAAGGGCATAAACCGGTTCCCAGGCTGCCAGCCGGTCTGCTCGGTACAGTCCACCTTTTCGATGATATCCATGTTGTTTTTCTCCAGGGCATCCAGGTAGCGCACCAGGTACTTGGCATTCTCGCTGTTGACCATGACCCCGTTGTCCGCCAGCCGTACAATGCCCCTGGAGGTAAACAGCTCCTGCCGGGAGATCCCGACGGTGTGCCAGCAGCCATCTCTTTTGAAGGATACCTCCACCCGTTCTTGTCCCGTGTCCCGGCTCCGCATCCGCTTCGAGATGATCAAGGGTGTGGCACAGATATTGGTTTTAAGGCCCGAGTCAGCGTCAATGCTCCAGATTCCATCCTCTCCAAACAGCCATCCGTCCGGCTGCCTGAGGGCCACCGGGGCCCCTTCTACGGTGTAGGCGATCACCTGGGAATCCAGGTCAACCTTGTCTGCTGTCTCCAGCAGCCCCTGCAGCTTGGTTTTTGCCTCGTCTCCGTCCCGGCACCAGAGCTCTGAGGGGTCCTTAACCCCCAACGGCCCCACCGTAAAGGTTTTCACGGTCCCGGCATAGTCCCCGTCAGAGAGTTTTCTGAGCATCTGCTGGTAAAAGCCCTCTCCTCCTGTGTCCGGCTCAATGTGCAGATACAGGGTCTCCAGGTCCTTCAGCTGCTCGGTCCATTCTGCCTTAAAGTTTTGCGCCCCCGGCACACCCAGGGCCGGGAAGCCCAGGGTCCAAAGGGTCTGACTGTCGCTCTCGCCCTCCACCAGGATCACATAGCCACTCTCCCGGACCTGCTCCATTCTCCAGAGACCGTACAGGGTCGGACTGTCTCCCTTGTTCCAGGCAAAGCGCTTTTTGCTGCCCTTGGCATATCGCTTCCGGGTAGCAGCAGCGTCCCCATGTTCGTCCAGATAGGGGATCCGCACATAGGCCCCGCTCTGATCCTTGCCCGCAGCCATCCGGCACTCTGTTTTCAGCCATTCAGCGTCCAGCCGTTTCTCCATGGCATACTCGGCCACGGAGTACCCAGCTCTTGGGGCCACCTGGGACACGGCCTTTTTCGGTGCCGTGCCCAGATGGTTGTCATCCAGGATCTTTTTGTAGGCGTCTTTATTGGAAAGCCCATACTTCTGGGCCACAAAGCCCACATAGTTTCCCTCAGCCCCACAGGCGAAGCAGTGGTATTTCCCGGTTTTCAGGTCCACGCTCATGCTAGGGGTAGAATCGTCGTGAAAGGGGCACAGGCCGGTCAGCCGGCCCCCTTCGATTCTTGCTTTTTTGATCTCGGCCTGGTAGATCCACTCATAGTCCAGTACCCGATCCAGGTCGATTTTTTCCGCATTCAAGTTTCTCCCTCCTTTTGTATATGATTCTTTCGTCCCGCCCGCAGGCGAAAACCTTCCCCTTCAGGGGAAGGGGGACCGCGTCAGCGGTGGAAGAGGCTTTCCCTCGTCCCCGCCGCAGCGGTGGAAGAGGCCTCCCTTAGATCTCAAAAGGCAGATCGTCGTCCTCCTCCTGCAGCTCCACCAGCGGCTCCTCCGCAGCTTCAGCGACCTCCTGGGTCCCGGAAGAAACCGCATAGCCCTTGCACATCTCCCGCATGGTCTCGGCCTCGGAGATCTCCACAGGGCTCAGGTCCCCGAGCTTCGCAAAGCAGCACTTGGAGTAGGTAATGCCGCCGCTGCTTTTCTCCTTTTTCAGAGTGATCTTGGTCTTCACCTCGCAGAGCTTCTTTTTCTGGAACACCACCCGTTTCGCCAGATACTCCTTAAAGGCTTTCAGGCTGGTTGCAGGCAGATTCAGGATCACCGGGAACATACTGTCCTCGATCAGGATGTACAAATCCATTCTATTCTGGCAGGCCTTCCCCTGGCCGTTTCCAGCGCTTCCAAACTGGTTGTACTTGCAGCCCGAGCAGCTGCATACGGCTCCTGTGGCAGACCGCACACCGGTTTTACCGTCATGGCTCACGCAGTCCGGCTGGACGCTCTCCCCGGTGTAGGCGTCCCGGTAAAAGATATTCTTGGGCTGATGATGGACGATCACGCCCTCAATGGCGTTCCGGCTCTCCGGTGCATCCGGGTCGTCGGTGGGAAATTCAAAGGCGATCCCACCCCCAGAGGGGATCTTGATCTTGTCAAAGCCGATATCCCCCAGGCCCTCCAGCTCCTCCATAAGCTCCGTCATGTTCCGCTCAGTAATGGCGGTCTCCTGGACCTCCACCAGCTCCAATGCCTCATTGTTTTCGTTTTTCATAGTTATACCCTCCTCACAGAAATATCCGTGTATTCATACGTGTTAAGTACCTCCTGCCACATCTCCGGCAGCACTCCCCCGTTCTCCTCTGCCATTCGGTTCATGCAGGCGTTCAACGTGTTGGCGTTCACCGTCTCGGTGATCAGGTCGCCGAGACCCTCATCCAAGAGTAGCCCATACAGTGCTTCCTCCATACCGGCCTTTTTGGAGTACTTGACCTTGGGACTGAGGCTGTACCGTTTCCCGTTCCTCCCAATGCTGTCCGTCTCGTCCTCGATCATGGCGTCAGCCAGCAGGGCCTTGGCCTCAGTTAAGCGCTTCTTGGCAGCTTTGGCCTCAGCCTCCGCCCGATCGGCGGCATCCCTGGCCGCCTGGTAGGCATCCACTAGCAAAGAAATTTCCATTTCTCTCACCTCCCAAACCGTTCTTCATACTCCGCTGCATCGATCTCATCGATGCAGCTTTCGCATCCCTGAACCACACCGGATCCATCTGTGTAGTAGGTTTCGCATTCGTCCCCGCAGACTGGGCATATGTACCGCACCGGCAGTTTCCCGTCCGGGTAGCCAGTCTCCTCTAAATTGTGGATAATGGGGTGGTCCCGTATTTCTTCCCGCATTTCCTCCAGCTCCTCCTCCAATGCATTTACCTGCTCCCGCAGATAGTAGTTGTCCTCTCGGAGATTCCCGTTGATCTCAGAGAGCCGGTCGATCTCGGCGGTGGCATAGTCATTGTCGGCCTCCAGGTGCCCGCAGCGCTTCGCCATCTCGCAGAGCCGGTCATAGATCGTCTGTTCCATTCAATTCTCCTTTCATAAACCTTCCCCTTCAGGGGAAGGGGGACCGCCTTCGGCGGTGGAAGAGGCCTCCTTATACCTGTACTTCTTCCCCTCCCGGCACAGCCTGCAAATATAGGCCCCCGTGTACCCTTCCTGTTCTGCAGCCTCATAGACCGAGTCGTAGATCGCGATCACGTTCCCCTGTTCATCCAGTTTCTCGATGTTTCTGCGCCGTCTGATATCCTGGATGCCCAGCTTGTGCCGGGCCAGGCCCCGAAAGGCTTGGGTATTCAGGCCGCACATGGCTGCACCCTCCTGCCAGGTCAGGCCCTGTGTGGCCACCGCCTGCACCGCCTGTTCAAAGTTTTCCGGGATCTTCTTTACCCTGGCCTTATGCGGCACTTTCTCGGTCTGCTGCTTTCCGGAGGGGAGCCGGATGTCAATGCCGTATTCCCGGGCAACGGCCTCCGCAACCTGGATGTTGACCCACCCGGAGTAATAGGCGATATTCAGCCGCATCTCATTGTACCCCAGAACTTTTGATGCCCGGTTCAGACTCCCGGCCTTCCCCCGCAGCTCCTCCAGCTTTTCCCGGTCTGCCTCCACCATGTCCGGGCTCTTTGGCCGTCCGCCCTTGCGCCCATTGATCTGGTGCAGATTCTCGGGGGTTGACGGAAGCTCCCCGTCTCCCTGGATATCGACTCCGAATTCCTCCAGGATCAGCGCCACGATTGCTTTATTGGCAACGCCACGAATCCGATAGTCTTCCAGTGGCCGGCCAGCGCGGGTGTTTCCTGGCAGTCCGATGGTCCGCATGATTGCGGCATAGCCTCCGGCCTTTTGCCTTAGCTCCTCCAGCTTTTCCTGGTCTACAGGCACCATCTGGCCGATGGTGTTTCCGTTTGGAATTTTTATCTGCTGCTTTTCCCCAGGCTTCTTGGTCACCGGGGATGCGGCCGCTCTGCCGCTTCGTTTAAATCTTTTACAGCCCAGCCCAGGCTTGCAGCCCCGCCGCTCCCCAGTCCTAACCAGGTACTCGCAGGTCACAAGCTCTCCTTTGAAGAAGTGGTATTCGCACTCCAGGCACCGCCGATCGTCCTCACTGAGTGTCTGCATGTTCCTCCTTTCTCTGGAGCTTTATGATCTCCTCCGGCTCCAGTCCGGTCCGTTTGTGGTTTCTGAGTCTCCCCGTCCTTCGTCCCCGCCGCAGCGGATAACCGTCCCCTTCAGGGGAAGGGGGACCGCCTTCGGCGGTGGAAGAGGCTTTCCCCCACTGGGGGAAGTTGCCCGCAGGGCGGATGAGGGGCTCCCTGGCTTTGCTACTCAACACAACGCGATTCCTTTGCAGCGCCCAGCGGCGCCGGGCAATTCCTTTGCTGTTCTCCGCATGGCTTTCCCCTTGCCTTGCGTCGTAGCGCCCTGCTGAGCTTGTCCTTCGCTCCACTTCGCATCTCATGGCTACTCCTTTGCTTTGCCCATCAACTCCTGGCCCTGCCGTTGCCAGTCAAATCGTAGCTATGCCACTGCCTCTCACGGCCATGCAAATCCTTTGCCGAGCTCGTCTATTCTAAGCGTTTCCTTTGCACCACGTATCCAAGCCCTTCGGTGCATATCCTTTGCACCGCGGAGCAAGTCTATACCGCTCCTTTGCCTTACTTCTCCGGCACTTCCTCCCAGGTAAATCTTCCTTTCCCCGAGTTCCGCCACTGTCCGATCCCGGAGAACCGCCCATAGTCCAGCCACTCCCGGACGACCTTACCATGGGCGTCCGACAGCATGACTACGGAAAATTCAATGGTCGCTCCTGCCGGGATCTCCTCGCTTACCGCAATGGCCGTTCGCTCTCCCTTGGGGCCGCTCGCCCGCAGGGGTCTCTGGCAGATGGTGATATCGCCTTCAAACCGAATGGGGATCTTTCTCGGCTCTGGGAAGATCAGCTTGTCGATCTCCTTTTTGAAGGCCTTGATCTTGGAGCTCTCGGACCCTGTGACCTTTCTCAGGCCCCCGCAGCTGTCCTTAAAGAATCCCTTGATTTGATAATCGTAGAGAAACGGCGTGCCGTCCTCCAGCCGGTGGAACACGGTGATACTTGGTTCCTCCTCAGCTTCCTCCTCGGCCTCCTCATCTTTGCCGGCAGTCAGCGCCTCGACCTCGGCCTCCAGGGTCTCCGGGTCCGGAGCCTTGCCCCCCACAAAGAGCTTGTAGATGTCCGGGTCCGCCGGGCTGGTCCCCAATAGAGGCTCTGTAAAGGTGAGTTTGCAGTTCAGCGTTTTCATGATTCATTGTCCTTTCTGTATTCTTCCGCTATCTCCAGCAGCTGCTCCCACTTGCAGTCCCAGTGCATACAGTCACCCGTAACCTGAGATCTCCCCTTGCATATGTTGCAGGGCCTGTCCGGCAGCCGCAGCAGCTTCAGCATAGCCTCCAGCACTCCGGCCTTTTCCTGAAGCTTTCGCTCCTTTTCCAGGCTGACCTCCAGCAGCTGCTCCAGCTCTTTACCTTCCCCTTTAGGGGAAGGGGGACCGCCGCTTGCGGCGGTGGAAGAGGCCTCCGTAGCGATCTCCCCCGCACAGGCTGCATATCCCGCCAGATCTACAAAGCTGTCCTGAGTGCCTCTGCCTCCTTTAACCCTTGCGATCTTTAAGAGACCCATCATGATCCCCACATCCATGGGGCTGACAGGATGCTCTAAGTATGCCGCCCACAGCTTTCCGATCAGAGTAAAGCTGTCCTCCGGTGTTCCGTAGTCCTCCGGTCTCTGCCCAGTGACGCAGCCTTTCGCTGTGTCTAAAATTTCCGCTCTAGTCATTTGTTTGCCCTCCAATCTTAACCTTCCCCTTCAGGGGAAGCACCCAAGGGCATTCCCTGCGGTCAGGGGACCGCCTTCGGCGGTGGAAGAGGCCTTCCGTCTTTTCTGCTCCTCCGTCAGATCTCCCAGGAACCGCATCCATCCAGGCTCGTCGATCTGCGGGTCTCCATAGCCCCCATAGGGGTTCCGGATGTCCCGGATCATCACATCCAGGGTTCTGTCAGAAATGTAAGGTATCAGGGGCGTAATAAAGGCGATCACCAGACCCGGCATGTAGCTTCTCCGTCCTAAGGTGTATCGCACAGCACAGTTCAGAATGGCTCCGAAGTCGTCGTCTGCCGGGTCGATCAGCCTTGTATCCATGCGTACCTTCCCGTCAAAAAGTTCCGTTTTCATTGGGATTCTCCCTTCAAAAAGTATTTTCGCCAGTCATCGCAGATGGTCTTACTGAGGTCCTGCTTCTCCTTCAGTGCCTTTAAGATTTGCTCATCAATCGTCCCCTGGGCGATCAGATGCAGGTACAGGCAGGGTTTTTTCTGCCCGATCCGGTGTATCCGAGCCGTTGCCTGGGAGTAGTTGGCGTAGGAAAAGTCCAGGCTGTAGAAAACAGCCACCGAAGCCGCGTGGAGGGTGATCCCAAGGCCAGCGGTCTGGATCTGGGCCACGAAGATTTTGGTATCCGGGTTGTTTTGGAAGTTCTCCACGATGTTTCCCCGGTCCTCCTGCTTGATCTCTCCGAAAATGACCCCATATCCAATGCCTTTTTTCTCGACCTCCTGGCAGATAGCCGCCACCTCGGGGAGAAACCTTGCGAAAATCACCAGCTTTTCGCCACTCTCCATGACCTGGTCAATGATCTCACTGAGGGCATCCAGCTTGGACCGGCCCAGCTGCTGGGGCTTGTCTTGCTCGTCCAGTTTCGCAAACCCTCCAACCACCTGTTGCATCCGAAGCATCTTGGTGATCACTAAGGGCGCACTGATCTCTCCCCCCTCCAGCTCCGCAAGGCCCGTCCTTCTAAGGCTCTCATAGGCCTCGCTTTCCGCCCGACTGAGGGTCACATATCGGTTTTCATAGGTCTCCTCGGGCAGGTCCAGGGCGTCCTTTTTCGTCACCCGGAGACTGTTTTCATGCATTTTCTTGGTCAGCTCAGCGTTGTTCTTGGCGCCAACGATCTGCTTGCCCTTAAAGCCGCCCAAGATACAGTATCGGTTTCGGAAGGCATAGAAGTTGGTACCGAAGACCCGGGGGTCAATGAACCGAAACAGCCCGAAAATGTCTGTGTTCTTCCCGGTCACCGGTGTCCCGGTCAGCAGCAGCCGGTATTTCGCCCGCTGCCCCAGTTCATAGGCCGCCTTAGAGGTCTTGGAGGTGTAGGTCTTGATGTAGTGCCCCTCGTCTAAGATAATGAGGTCAGCTCCATACTCCTGTAGCGTCTCAAATACGCCCGCTCGGAAGATCTCATCATAGTTGATGCACACCACCCGCAGGGCATTGTCTCCCGCCCTGTCAGCCTGCTCCATCATATCCCGGTAGGCCTTGAGCCGCTTTTTCTTGTCTCCCCCCAGCATTACGCAGCTGATAAAGGGGAATGCTGCCATGCTCTCCAGCTCCTTGGGCCATACCGGCACCACCGTGGACGGCGCTACCACCAGAGCTCTATGGATCTTGCCCTTCTGGTACAGGGCCCCCATCACAGCTATGGCTGTCAAGGTTTTCCCGCAGCCCATCTCAAACAAAAATCCAAATCCTTTCCCAGTAGGCATAAATATCACCTTCTCTCTTTCGTTCGTGTCCCTCGTCCCCGCCGCAGCGGATAGGCTCCTTGGTGAAGGAGGCCAAAAGGCATTCCCTTCGGTCACTGGCGGCCTTTAGGCCGACTGAGGATTGATAACCTTCCCCTTCAGGGGAAGGGGGACCGCCGCTTGCGGCGGTGGAAGAGGCCCTACCCAAAAATTTTAATGCCCATCATGATCCCCAGCAGTGCCAGCAACACAGCAGCACCCGACTGTACCAAGGTGAGATAGGGGTGCTCCACCCGAAAATCTCTGGGCTCCTCAGTAAAGTCCGTTGGATGCTCCGCATCGTAGAGCTTCTGGATCTTCTTGGCCCGGTCTGCCAGGTTCGCCATGAGCATGGGGTCATCCTCCTCGGCGACCTTCAAGGCCTCCCGGGCATCGGCCACCATCTGCACATCCAAGGGCTCCTCCTCAGGCAGCTCCTCTGTCTCGGTGACCTCCAGCAGTGCCCTTAGAAACTCCGGGCAGAGCCCCAACAGCGTTAAAGTTTTTTCCATCGTAATTCTCTCCTTCCTACAATGTAACATTGTGTATGGTCTACAATGTACATTGTATAAATTGGCCGCGCAGCCTGTTTTTTGTCTCTCGTCCCCGCCCGCAGGCGAAAAACCTTCCCGCGTCGTCGCAAGCTTCGTATCGTTCACTTCCGGCTAAAGCCGAAAGTTCGCTCGCTCCGCTGCTCCTCCTTTCCCCGTCAGACCCGCTTCGCTGGGCTCTGCCGGGGCCCTGTTTGGGAAGCACCCAAGGGCATTCCCTGCGGTCAGGGGACCGCCGCCAGGCGGTGGAAGAGGCCTTCCCTTCCTACTCATCCTCCCCAAAATGTATCATCGCCATATTGGCCCCCACGATCTGGTGCCGCATGAGCTTTGCCTTCACCGGATACTCGCATAGCGCCTCTGGCTCTCCGGTCAGCAGTTCTCGCTGCTCCTGCAGCGCCTGCTCCCTTCTCCAGAGCTTTTGACGCACCGCAACTAACTTTCCCGGAAGTCCACCAGAAACCTCGCTCAGGGCCTCCAGCGCCGCCACAGACAACGGTGCTTCCATGCATTGCTGCCTCCGGTTCCACCGAAACTCTCCTGTCGCCGCCAGTGCATCATAGGCATTCCCCAGGTTCGTCAGGATCAGCTTCTCGTCTTCAATCGCCCAGTTCATTAGCCCTCACCGGCACTTTCAACAATTACTGGACGGCCATATTTGGCCCAAAACAGGAACCCCTCCCTTGGTATCTTTACCCGTCTGCTTTGTACGCACACAGGGAACCCAAGTGCATCCGGATCTTCATGGGCCTGAATTCGGATGTAATGCTCTGCTGAGCCTGTCACCTGTGCCACCTGTTTTGCAGTCAAGAAATCGCAGTCCATTTCTTCCAGATCTTTTAGTCTCATATCGTCTCTCCTTTCCCCGCCGGAGCCTCTCCCAGACGCTGCACCCTATGGCACGAAGGTGCAGCGCCCGGCAAGTTAGGAGGTGTCGGGCTTTCGCCCGGGAGAAGCCCCGCCGGATGTTTCTTCACTTTTGAATGATTCGTGTCATTTGCGCCTCAAATAGTTCGTTTTCTAACCATTTGCCTAAAAATTTACAGCCGCTTTCCATTTCCCAGGGGGGTGTTCCCCCAGCTGCTGCCTACACCGTATAGGCAGCAGCCGTGAGGGATCGGATGTCAGCTATGTACCGGGGCCAGATCTCCGTCAAAGAAGATCGCGTCAACTTCATTATCACTGAGCTGCAAAAGGTTCTTGATGTCCCGGATCTCCCGGGCCGAGAACTCAGACCTTCCGTTTCGCTTCCGATAGAATGCGGACTTGGACAGCTCCAGCTTTTCACAAAAGCTGTCCGTGGTAAAGTTCTTGTGCCCAATGTAATAGTTCAACAAATGTTTATCCATTTTGTCCATCCTTTCTCTACCAGATCTGCTGCAGCAAGGCAAGCATAACACTTATAATTTCACTCGTAAATGTTCAAAATGTGCACCAAAATTTAGAAATCGACCGTTTGTCTTTGAATCGGTCTTTTGCGCCTCAAATAGTTATTTTGCGCCTCAAATCGGTCAAAAAAGACCGAAAAAAGTTTCGAATTTTTCGCCCTTTTATTCCCATTTATCCCGCGAATTTGCTTTGCGTATTGCTTTGACCATGCGCTCTACACCCACTAGATTCAGAGCCTCAAGCGTAGTGATCTCGTTCGCCGCAAGCAGCGCCTTGACCCCAAGATCAGCTGCTTGCCGGAGGGCGATTCGCTCCAGTATGGTCAGCCCAACGTCCTGCAGCTCTCCTCTCTCGGCCTCCGGGATCTGAAATGGTTCCCTATTTGCGACTCTCCGCTTGTAGTCCTCGATCGCAGCATCCAACTCTACAGCTTCTGCAGCCTCCTTCCGGTTTACCTCTCGGATCGCCGCCTTTACCAGGTTCACATCCATTCCCGGAAGCTTATCTAGCTGCTCCAGCAGCAGGTCGTTCAGCTCTAGTCTGGTCATTTCCTCCAGCTTCGGAAAGACCTTCCCCTTCAGGGGAAGGGGGACCGCGTCAGCGGTGGAAGAGGCCGTCTCGTCCTTACCTTCGCTCTCGGGAGAAGGTGCCTCCTCAGCGGTAGCTGAGAGTCCCTCCCACAGCTCCGGTAGTAGCCGCCTTGCTGTCTCCATGTCCATAGGTACATCGGCGAACTCCTCCCCATTTACGCCCACAAGGAGGATCGTCCCCACCAAGTCCAGCCCCAGAACCTTGCAGCAGTGGGGCAGCCCCAGTATCCGTCCTTCCTCATTACAGATCACGCAGAGGTCTGCAAAGAGCGTCACCGTCTCAATATACCCTCCCACAGCCTCCTGCAGCGCCTCCAGGGTGTTTGGTATCTTCTCCATCCTTGGTTCCTTCCCCGGCTCCTTGAGGATCACGCGGATCTCCGGCTCCTGCCCGCACATATTCTCTTTTGTCATTTTTCATCATCCTTTCGTGATATTTTTGGTATGTTATTTCCCACAAGCCCCATTAGTTCCCAGCAGCATAGAAGAAGTGCCCCTGGCTCTCCGCCAGGGGCACACGTGGCTTTTCTGATTCTATCGCCGCCGTGGCGAAGATATTTGCTTTAAAGTGTCCTTTTATGCGTTTCCTGTGTGATTTGTCCAGTTCTGTTGTTTTCTGCACATTCCTGTCGTAAAATGTAAATCAATAGCATATTAGGGAGATGTTGTTGTGGAATTTCTCGAAATTTTAGGTTTGGTTGCTTTGGTACTAGGCATTCCAATCGGTTTTACCTTTTTTGCTTCCTACCGAGCTGCAGGTAGGAAACATCGACAAGAAAAATCTACGGCTCCTACCCAGAAGACAAATCAGGTGTTAATTGCCGTAACTATAATAGCGATTGTCGTTGCAATTACGGCATCAGTGGTCAGCATTGTAACCACTCGCTCATTGTCATCACAGCTACAGACTTTGCAAAGTACAGGTGTGGCTGTTGTCGAAGAAACATCGGTATCGCCTTCACCATTAGTGATTTCGACCGCGTCTCCATCTCCTTCACCTAGTCCCTCACCTTCACCCAGCCCATCACCATCCCAAACAGCGGCAGCCTTGCCGTCTCCAGTGACCGTGAAACATACCAGCCGTCCAGCAACGGGTGAGGTCCTTTGGTATGCAGAAGGATACGATTGGCCTTGCGAATTTGTTGTAGAGAATAACAGCAATGAAGATTATTGTCTTGTATTCGTAACAGAATACAAGGGCGACTATGTTCAGACAATGTATGTGCAAAGCCATAGCACAGCTACCTTCCAGATGCCCACCGGCAATTACGAACTTCGATATGCCCATGGATCTTCCTGGTATTGGTGTTGTTTCTGGGATCAGTTTGGCTCAGATACCGAGTATGGCATGTCGCTTGACAGGTTCAACTTTGAATCGGATGAGTGGAGCTACTCAATTTGGACAGTAGCTTTCAACAGTACAAGCTCGACCATGGACGACATGGCCACAATTGATATTCCGGCAGAGCTGTTTTTCGACGACTGAACATTCTTATTATATGCCGCTCACCGCCCGGTGGGCGGCTTTCATGCCGGTTCTTGTTCGTGTTTCTGAACTTCTACGTCAAAAAAAATAAAGCGGAATCTCGCTGATGTCAAAGCCCAGCACCCTTGCCGAATCAAACATCTCCGGTTGACTAAACTCCATTTGGTTGTTCAGGCGTTTGCTGACAGACACTCGCCCAAGTCCAATGGCATCCGCATATCTGTCCTGTGTACCAAAGACCTGCCGAATCCGTCCACGAAGTTTGCTGTAATCGAAAATCGGGTCAGACATATGCACTTCACCTCCTTACGGCTGTTCGCCTTTCTGAACCTATGTTACCACCGCAAAATGAACGTGTCAATAGTTAAATTCGCTTTTCTGAATTATTTTTTCATTTTTTGCAAAAAAGTGTTGCATTTCCTGAACACTTGCAGTATTATCAATACAAGGAGGTGACGAACTTGGAAACAACGGCTTTACGGCTTCGATTTGCTTTGGATGCCCGTGGGATGAAACAATCCGAGCTTTCCAAAGTGACCGGAATTGGCAAGTCTTCGATCAGTACCTATCTAAGTGGAGACTACATGCCGAAGCAAAAAAATATTTACCTGATGGCACAGGCTCTAAACGTAGACGAGGCGTGGCTGATGGGCGCTGACGTTCCCATGGAACGGAGCAATAAAATCGCCTCCAGCCCCCAAAGCGCTCCGGTGCCTCCCATTGAAAGTCAAATCGCCAAAGAATATGGCAATAAGACGCTGGAAGACTTCCGGCTGTATCTTCAATTAGACGCAGAAGATCGGGGCGAAGTCCGTGGGACCATGAAGCAGCTGCTGAAAAGCGAGAAATATTCCCAGGAGGACCCCGGCAAATAATAGCAGACCAGCCCGACACCGAGATCATCGGCAAGGCTGTCTATATTCTAACCAGAGCAACATAGAAAGGAGGCAAACCATATGAACAAGCTCCACTCCATCATAGCAGAGCTTGGCGGAAATCCAATGCTCCAGGGTTATGAGATGGCCTGTGATTGCATCCAGGCAATGATTGAGGAACCGGACCTGAAAAAGCAGCTGATAAAGCGGCTTTATCCAAGGATCGGTGAGAAGTATGGGGTCAGCTATTACGGCGTAGACCGGAACATCCGTGTAATGCTGGAGCATATGCAAATTCGGCCGGACTACTTCGAACGGCTGAAAAAAGTGGGCAGAAAGTATCGAGCCACATTTCTTTTGCAGCAGTTCAGTATATTGACCGGGACACGACCC